ACTTGATCTTGCCAATTGATCAGTGTCAATCGTGATTTGCTGGAGAACCGTCGTGTTGTTGTATCGTGTCACATCAAATGTCCCACCGGCTGTTGTGACTCCAAGATTGAACCTGCAACCGATTATTTCGTAAGTCGAAAATCCTGTGGATGGCATTGTAAATGCCAATCCCATTTCATCCGGATTGCTAGTATTTGTAGCCGCTACGACGGTGCTCGATACATATGGATTTCCATATGTTTTTGTTGATGACCTCAAAAGAAAAATTTCGTCATTGCCAGCAGTATCAATCGTCCCTCCTCCGCTGGAATACGGGGGGCTGAAATAACGCCCTGTTCCAGTCGTTGAACCACCGGCCGAGACATATCTGGAAATTTGTACCCTGTTCGATGCATCCCATGTACCAGCTTGCGATCGAAGAACAACAGCTATAAATTGGCCCCTTGTCGTCGTGACACTGGTAGGTAGCGTATGGGTTACGAATGCTCCATTATTTCCAGTGGACCAACCAGTATAATCCACATAGTTAGTTGCCCCTCCAAGCCACGTACCGTCATTCTGACCGGTTGTTGCCGAAACGCCTTGAAGACCTACGCGGAGAGTCCCAGGCGTACCAGTCAAACCGTTTTGACGCCATCCTACCGTCGTAATAGTCGCGGCTTCAGGAATTATAAAATAGCTGTTGAACTCTGCCCCAGATGCTTGCATTTGAGTCGACGTGGTAGTGGGACCACCACCGGGTAAAAATCGAAATCCATGGGATGGAAATTCAAAAAAGCTACTCATTGGATACGCACCACGTTGCCGGAATTCACAGTCAAGTCGTATGTGGCTGTTTTATTGACAACGTTTCCGTTCTTGCCATTGTAGGCAACGAGGAATAGTCGAAGCATATTTGGCATGGCATTATTCAATGCCGTGTCATTGACGTACAAATCAACATCTGCCTGCGATATAAATGTCAAACAATTGCCATCCGCGAACTCGAACGTGATGTCACCTTTTGGCCCTACAGTTTTGGCTATAAGCGTCTGCGACAACGCCATCACTCACCATCCTTTTTCGACAAGGCGAACACCGGCTGGGTCTTGTCGGCCCTGGTAAAGAAGCCCATCGTGGCTCCGACCAGCGCGGGGATCAGCGCATTGATCGACATCAGCCCGGCGAACTTGATTCGCGCCGCGATCTCCTCCAACCCGGCGTCTTGCGGCATGGGCGTTGCGAACGCCTGTTGCATGGCCGGAGACACCACCGCGATACTGGTCGCCAGCATCACCGTGACCAGCCTCTTGATCGATACGTTACGCATCACCATGCCTCCGAAAAACCAGCAAGAACCGTGATGAACTGGTAGGCCATCGCCACGCAACCAACGAGAACGAACACCTTGATCACAAAGGCGATGATCTTGTCCTGTTTCATTTGACTTTGGCACTCTCGAGTCGGAACAACCGCTCCTCGATGCCATCGAGGCGCGTGGATTGAGCCTGGACGCCGGCTTCGATACGGGCTAAACTCCGCGCCATATCCTCGCCGCGTTGTTGTTGCTGGATCGCGATTGTCCACGAGCCAACGATGACGGCCACAACCGTCCCGACAATCTGCACCAACGCCATCAACCACGGCCCAGGATTATGCTGGGGATGTCCGGAAGATGCCGTGTTGTCATGTATTATCATTGCGCCCGCTCCTCGAGGTCGAGATGTTGGATCAAAAGGTCCGTCGTCCCGGCGTCCGAGCCCGTGACCTCCCAGTATTGGGTCGTGTTGCCCGGGACGTAGACGCGGTCCCGAGGCTGAATATCCACGGACCGATGCACCAGTAGCATCCATCGGCTTACCGTTTCGATACCACCAGCCACCTGCGTCTCGGTCCCGATCCCCGCGGTCATGCGCCCCTTGTGCGTCCCAATCTTGCGCCAGGAGAGCGTCGTTCCTCCACGCCCGTCCGCGGTCATCGTGAAGCGGTGCACCTCGACGGTGTCGGGACAAAGCCGCGCCACGAAGCGGGCCGATAGACGCTCGCGCAGACCGGTGTCCATCAGATGATCACCAGCGGACGAAACACCTCCGCCTGCCCGAGACAATGCGTCCGCAGCTGCGAGAGCTTGACATCCTGAGCGCCGTCCTTGGCATCGATCTCGCCGGCCACGCGGGACGCCTTGATGAGCCAGACCTGCCGCGCCGCGGAGCGGACATCGTACCGCTCGACGTGCGCTGGTCCGACGTCCACCCAGAGAAGCTGGGGATCGGATGGTCCCTCCGAGTAGGCCCAGCCTTGGAATAGGTTGCCAGGCGCGGTCGGCCAGTCGGGCTCGGTCGAGGCCGTCGTGCCCGCCGTGCGGCACTCGTACACGCGTCCATTGGGCGTGGTCGGGACCACCCGAGAGCCGACGCTATAGGCCGTCGCGGCCGTCCAGGAGCTGAACCGCTCGAACTGGTCAACCACCGTGCCGATATCGGTCGTCGATACCTCGGGGTACGCGGTCGCATCGCACCAGAGGGAGACGCGAGCAATAGCCTCGGATCGGGTGAGTCCCATGGTTGGATTATCCCACAAAAGAGAAACCCTCCCGGTGCGTCCACCGGGAGGGTCCGATCAGCCAAAGCCCGTATCAGGTGGCCTGGGAAGCACCGACGATGAGGGCGCCGGGAACGCGGGCCGAAGCCGTGGCGCTCACGTTGCCCGTGTCGAACGCCGAGAAGGCGAACCGCTCGGTGCCCTTGAACGCCAGCGAGTCTTCCACGAAGTACCGCTGGTCGGAGACATCGATGGTGACGCCGCGGCGGTCGCCGAAGACGGAACCCATCGAGAGGTCGCCGAGCAGGATATACGGGGTCGACGCGGCGAGCGTCTTTTGCATATTCTGCACGAACACCACGGGGTACCCGAACAGGGTCGGGTTGGGCCCGTAGGCGTTCTGGATATCGCCGATCGCGTTGCCGCTCAGAGCTTGGAGCAACGGCGCGATGGCGTTGAACCAGATCTCCTTGTGCATATACCACTTGGCATTCGCGGCGTAGGTGGGCAGCTTGCCGACCATCGTCGCGAGGTTCGCCAGGGTCGGGCTGTAGGTGATCGTCTGGCCGGTCGCGAACAGCACCAAGGAGGCGATATTGGCCTTCGTGGCGTTGAGGTTGTAGACCGCCCAGAGCGCACCGTCGATGCCGGACGTGGCGTCCGCGGCGTTGTTGAAGATAACGCGGTCTTCTTCCTTCGCCATCACGAAGGCCATGTCGCGGGCCAGCGTGGCGCCGAAGTCGATCACCGAGTCCTCGGCAAGTTCCTTCGAAACCTGCGTGAGGACGGCCATCTTCTTCGCGGTCAAGCTCACCTGCGCGAACGTGAGGTCCGACGCGGTGATCGCCGTGTTTTCACCCGGATAGTAGACCGTGGTGGAGGCCGTCGCGTTGGGGACCAGGAGCGTGTCGGAGGACATCGGGTAGATGCGGCAGTTCTGCCGACCGATACCAAAACCTTCCCGAAGGTAGATCAGGTCGCTCGAGAGCGGGTCCGGAACGGTGAAACCACCAGCGGTGGTCGTGCCTTCCGACTGGGCCTTGAGGTTGTTCTTCACCCAGTCCGCGGCCTTCTTGTTGCCCATGATCGAGCGCGCCCACTGGCCGAAGGCATAGGCCTTGAAGTTGGCCTCTTCGCGGGTGCCGGTGAACGGGTTGCGGACCACGCCGCCGGACTTCCAAGGCTCGTCGATCTGGGCCGGCTTCGCGGCCACGGGCTGCATCTCGCCGAGGGACTTGATGGCCTCGATGCGCTGGGCGATCTGCTCGGCCTCGCCCATGAGGGACTTGACCTGCGCCATGTCGCCATCGGGATTCGAAGCCATTTCGCGGGCGGTGGCGAGGAGCGTCTGGCGCTTCTCGCCGAGTTGTTCGATGTTCATCACACGATCTCCAAGAGGTAGTTGATGCGGGCAAGCATATCCTCCCGCATCGAGGTCGACGTGGCCGGCGGCGTGTCCGGCGTGAAGTCCGTCCCCTTGGTTTGGCCTGCGTCCCGCAGGAGTTCCCAAACCTCCGGTGCCAGCCGCTTGGCATCGGACCGGCTCAGGCCGATTGCATCCCGCAATCGACGTTCAGTCGCTCGGAGCGTGTCCGGCGAGACACGCTGGAGCGATTTGGCATCAAGGCCAATCTGCCCGACCATGTCGGACAATCGGCCCGAGAAGGCTTCCAGGAGGGCCACCACGAAGGCCGAGCGGTCGCCGGCGGGCAACATCGCCACGCCCTCGATACCGCGGCACAACGCCTCGTAGTAGGCTTCGATCGCCTCGTGGAGCACCTCGAACCGGAGCTCCTGGGCGAAGGTCTCGTCGGCGAACGTGGCCGGGTCCATTCCCTCGGCCGGCGGTTCCGGCATCTCCATCTCGCCTTCGTCCATCTCCGGCATCTCCATTCCGTACCAGTCCTCGATGGACTTCACGCCGTTGCGCCATTCCGCGGGCGTCGGCGTGATCGAGGCTTCGGCGATAGGCCACCGCGTGATCTCGGAGGCACCACCGACGCTCTTGCGCTCGACCAGATGGCCGGCCGCGCCCGAGCTGTAGCCCATCTTGCCTTCCTTGCAGAGCTTCGCCACCATCGCGGCGTATTCGTCGGCCATGTCGAGCTGCGCTTCGTACCAGAGGCCCGTGTCGTCGGCCTTGATGTAGCCCGTGCCGATGCTCTTGCGCCCCACCTTGGAATCCATGCCGTGGTGGTAGTACACGTTCAGCGGGATGCGCTGACCAGCCTTGATGGGGAAGCCGAAGTCGGTCTGGGGCGTGAAGTACTCGCCCTCGAGATCGGCCTTGCTCGGGTCGCCGAAGCGTACCAGGTAGCCCTTGACGTGTCCCAGGCGGTCGCTCTTGACCGCATCCGCGATGATGGTCGCCATATCGTCCATGCTCCGATTATCCCACCTCCAGCTCCTTAAGAGGCTTCACCCGCGTCGTTGGTCCCCACCGCGGGTCCATCCGCACCTCGACCATGTCGGCCAGAGGATAGCCTTGATCGAGCAGCTCAAGCCGCGCGGGCCCGAGGATACCGCGCAGCTCTGACTCCGAAAGACCAGCCATGATGATCTCGGGCGTCACCGGTCCCGGCCTCAGGTCGGGGATCGATGGATCGCCGGTGATCTCGGCCAGACTCGGCGTCACGGGCACCATGACGCACCGGCAATTGGGATGGCTCGGCATGATCTCGGCCGTCTTGTGGAGCGTACCTGATAGCGCGAGGCAAGCCGGGCAGACACGGGCATCCTGCGCCGCAACGCGGCGGTAGCCGGTCACCGCGGGGTTGCTTCCGTATTGGAGCCGTTGGCCTTCGCGGGCCGCGCGGATCATCTCCGTCCTGGCGATCGTCTCTGCCCGCCGGCGCGGTAGACTCGCCAGCGCGGACATCTCACGGGCCACCGCCCGCGGATTGCGTCCTTGGGCGATCCCGCTGGCGAGGGTGTACTGGAGTGCGTTGGGAACATCGGTCGCGATCTGGTCGAACAGGACCGCAAGTGGGGAGCCGTCGGATGAGAAGCCGACGAACGCTTGGATCGCCTCGTCGTCGAGCCGATCGAATCCCGCGAGGATGCCCGCGGCGCGGCTCGGGTCGCCGGTGGAGGCCGCGAGGAGCTCGCCTGTTCCGGCGTTCACGAACTCGAGCGCGGTCTGTTGGCCGTCGGAGACCACCCGAACACCTTCGCCGCTCACGTCCGCGAGGCGTTGACGGGTCTGCTCGATGAGACGCTCCAGGCGATCGCGCATGGCCATCGCCGCATCCGCGAGAGGCTTGCCTTGGGCCTCACGCTCGGCAAGCCGCGTTTCGAGGGCCATCAGCTCACGCTTGAGCTGCGCCGTGGCTTCGGCGTAGATGCCGCGCATCCGTCCCACCGCGGTCTCCTCGCCCTTGAGGAGGCCATTGCGGAAGGCCTGCGCGGCCCGGTAGAGTTCTGATTCCTGGCCGGTACGCTTTACCGCTCGGCCGGAGGTATGCTCGACCACCCGTAGAAAGGGTGGCTTTCATACGGCACCTCCGAGCCGTGGTCGCAGGCGTCCGCCTTGGTAGGAAGCTTCTCGCCGCGCATGATCTTGTCGCGGAGCCGCGCGGCCCAGACCTGCCCGGCGTCGCCTCCCCAGAGGTCCCATGCCACGCGGCCGGGAGATGGGAAGCCTTCTTCGCCCTTTGAGAAGCCTTCGGCCTCCTTGTCGACCTCGTGCCGGCTGAAGAAAGAGTGCATCCGCAGGATGGTGTCCTCGCTGATCAGATCGCCGTTCGCGATCTGGTTCGCCCTGGCGAGACCGACCCGTGTACCGCCGGGCCGTCCCTCTTCCTTCCACGCGAGTGCTCTGCGAGCGGCCTCCTGCATCGCCGCGGTTGGGTGGGACTTTGTCGCATCGATCTGGGTGGATCGAATCGGAGGTGCGGCTTCCGCGGCCGGCGTGGCGTCGGGATGCATGACGCCCTCGTCTTCGGGCGCGGCCTCGAGACCCGCGATGCGCTTGGCCTCTGCCAGATCCGCCACGCCGGCCTTGTAGAGGCGCTCCGCCCGCTCGGCTTCGCTCTGGCGGTCGTCCATCAGGGCGCGGACGCCGGACAGGTCGTACTCGAGGAAGTCGCCTTCCTGCGATTCGGGGAAGTCCGGCAGGAGCGCCACCGTGAGCGTTTCGGCCACGGCCCGCATCAACGGCACCATGCCGTCTTCCCAGGCGGCCTGTTGCGCCCGCTCGTAATTGCTGTACGTCGACCTATCGAGGCCCGATCCGAGCCCGAGCACCATCGGATTGAGGCCCAGCGCCGAACAGATCCGCTCCTCGGGGACACGGCGGACCGAGTCCAGCGCCAGTTCCGCGGGCGTGAGGGATACCTTGTCGAGCTTGTATGGGCCCGACATCACCACGATGCCGCCGGCGTTGTCGCCCGTGAGGTTCTCGCGGAGGCTCCGCTTCACCTGCTGGGCGTCGTCCGGACTAATGTCGACCTGCGCGGAACCGTTGGAATCCGGGCCGACGATGATGCTCGGCATCGCACCGTTGCTCAGAAGGCCGAATGCCGCGGAGCTCGCGGTATTGTCGGTCGCGATCTCGCGGAGCACCGCCTGCACCGTGGACCGCCCGAGCCTCATGTCGGAGGGATCGCGGCCGTATCGGAGGTGGATCACGTCCTCGACCGGGAGCTCGTAGGATCGCCCGTCGGTCGTGTAGACGAAGTGCGTGAGCGGGTTCCTGCCATCGCCCACGGGCCGGATCATGTCCTGCGGTAGGTATTGGAGGGCCACCACCGCGGAGCCTGGACCGCTGATCCGCTGCTTGCGGAGATACGCGTTCCCGAACAGCTTGTAATCCTGGATCACCCAGCCCCAGAGCAGGTTCCCCACCATGCCAGGCTCGGGCTCCTGCATCAGCTGGATGACCGGGTGATCCTCGACCGGCTCGACCTGCTGGGAGTCCACCTTCCGCATGACCCGAGGCGTTCCTTGGGGCCAGTTGCGAACATACCAGTCCATGGCGGGCGCAACGACGCTGTTCAGCCCGAGGTCGCCGGCCACCAAGGACCAGTCGCGGTGCGATCCCGGGAGGACTCGGCGAAGCATCGAGACCAGCTGGCCGGAGCCGTAACCGGTGAGGTAGATGTCCCGGGATTGCCCGAGCGGGAGCGGGAGCGGCGCGGATGGATCGGCCATTGCCTTGCGCCCGAGGAGGCGATCGAGGATACCCATGATCCGATTATCCCATGCCAAAGACCCCACGGGCGTGGTAGCGCACCGTGGGGCCTTGCCTTAGTTCCGCGATTGGATTCTATCCTTGCTTGCGTCGCCGGTCCACCTCGACCGGTATTCGGATCCGCTTCCCGCAGGACGGGCACCAGCGGAACCCGGTCCCGCGGGGCCGCGTCCCGGCACCGCACTGGGGACACGGCGGACCATCCGGCCCGATCCTCTTGCGTCCTGCTTTCATTGGCTCATGCCTCCCTCGGCGCGGATGATGGCGGCCCGTTGTCGCGCCTCGATGTCGCGCCGCTCGGCGAATCCCTGCAATGCCCACCAACCAAAGGCCATACCGAGCAGGATCATCGAGATGACGTCGATCGGCCTCTCGCCGACCGGCTTCCGCGTGATACGATTACGTTGCATTCTCTCTCTCCACCCTCCTAGGCCCGCCGGGATTCCGGCGGGCCTTTTTTTGTCTGGTTACTTGGTCGTGTAGGTGTACGGAATGCAAACATCTCGCAGGTAGCCGTACTCGGTGCACTCCATGCGGATCAGCTGGAGCCATGCGGCGAGGCCCTTGATCGGGGTCGTGAACCGTCCGTTGATGCATCGGACCAGGACGACCGTTTCGGGGTCGAAGGCCATAATCGCATCGACGTCGGTCGACTTCACGAAGAATCGCTCATCTTCGAGCGTCGCGGCCAATTCGACCAGGCCGGCTTCGCGCATCTTCGCGGCGATGATGTTGCAGTAGTTGTCAATTCGCATCTCGGTTCTCCTCGTCGGTGTTCCCGACACACACATTATGCCACATATATAGAGGGTTGCAAGGGTTGTGGCAAAAAAAAGGCCCGGTTTCCCGGGCTCCTCCTATGCCTTCCGAACGCAGGACGTCACCGTGTACGAGGACGTACCCATGATTCCTCGGTAGGTCTTGCCTACCTCCAGCTCGACCGTGGTCTCGTCGAGGATTTCGATTCCCTCGAGCACTCCGGAAACGAACCGCTTGCCTACGATGTAGCGAACACTTTCCATACCGTCCTCCTCGTCGGTGGTTCCGACAAGGACATTATGCCACATATACAAATGAGTGCAATGGTTGTGGCAAAATAAACCGAGGTATTTTCAGAAGGTCATGAAGCGCCACGCCTTGAAGCACTCGCGCCCGCAGAACCACTGCCGGTTGTAGCGCCGCGCCTCGGCCAACCAGTCGCTCACCGGGTAAAGGTCGACGCCGCACCCACGGCAGCGCTGGTGCGTGTCGGTCACCGCCGCCAGGCGGGCGTCGTCGTCCTGCGCTATCTCCGCTTGCTGGGCGGCCTTGTGCGCCCGATAGCACGGCATACACCAGTACGACCGGTAATCGATCGTCCGAATCCCGCAATGCTTGCAGATGCTCATACCGCCGCGAAGCTCCTCGCCGCGCCCATGGCGGCCCAGGCGTAGGACGCGGCGTCCACCGCGTCGTCGTGCATTCCGATCGGGAAGGACAGCAGCTCGTCCGCGAACCACGCCGGCAGGCTCGTAGCGTGAACCACCAGCCCTTGCTCGTACCGCGCCTCGAGCGGGAGGAACCGCGTCACCTTGTCCCGGTCTGGCCGGATGCCGCGCACGGGGAGCCGCGTGGTCCGCAGGAGCTCCTGCACCACCGCCGCCTGGTACTGGACCTGCTCGATCCCGATAACCTTTGGGCGCCACTTCGCGGCCATGTCCTGGACGAAGCGGAGCACCCCGTCGAACGGTGCGCGGATCCGCGCCGCGTCGAGCACCCAGATGGTCCCGGCGCCGTCCCGCCCCATCGCCACCACGGCGGTCCAGTCGGCACCCTCCTTGGTCGAAATGGCGAGGTCGACGCCCAGGTACACCTCGAGCTCGGCCGGCGGGGTACCGGTCCGGATCCATTCCCGCCGAAGCCTCGCGCCTTCCGCGTCGACGAACTCCGCGAGGTACTCCTGGCGAAACGCGATGCTCGGAAGCATTCGCTGGGCGGCGTCGATCTCCGCGGGCGGAATGTAGGGGTTGGCAACGGTCGGCATGGTCCAGTTCGTCCACTCCTCGTCGCTCTGGGCCGTGTCGAACAGCGTCTTGAAGTAGTTGTGGCCCTTGGGCGTGGAGAAGAACCAGGCGGACCCGGAGTAGTCGGTAAGGGTCGGGCGGAT